GTTACTAGATCGGTAATGTTGAACCGTTTGCGAAGGTGGGCGAGATTCGAACTTTAAGGGAGTGTTCAGTTTCGAAGTCGTGCATTGTCTTTGCAGAAGGAGGGATTATATCAGGAGAATTAATAAAATGAGCGTAGTTCCATTTTGGAGCGAAGGCGAGAGGGCCAGCGTAAGAGGAAAGACGGAAGCGAATTTCATCGATGGTTGGGAATCGTGAAAACATTTCATCAGGGAGTGAGTCGAGAGAGTCAGTACCAAGGGAGAGGAAACGAAGCATGTTGAGCTTGGAGCGTTCATCAATTTTGTGATAGGGAAGGAATGTGTGGTATATGTCATGACAGAAGGAATGAAAAGTGGCATCTTGGCCGGATGAGGCGTAGGCAAGACCAATGGCGCGAGCGGACATTGTTGCGTATTTTATACCATGTTCTGGGTAGCATAGTTGGGCGACTAGTTTGTCAATATCACGGCGGGGTGAGCCGAAGTTGCAGCGATAACCGAGGGTTTCGATTTTGGAGCGGAGGGTGGTAAGGACGGATTTAGTCTTAGATAGGACCATGTTATATCTTTCGAGACAGTAGGATTCGAGGAATTCTACGAAGGAGTGGAGGCGTTGAAAAGACCAGTTTGTAAAACCAGTGTTGTCATCACCAAGAACGAAAAGAGTGAGTTCAAGGATTTCAGAGTCTGAAAAGCCGAATTCGATCATTGCGTCGATTAGGAGAAAGAGATTAGCGAAGGAATCAAGATATTGGGTGTTGTAAAGACCGGAAGGGACACCAGCATGTTGTCGGCGATAGGCGTAGCCATCGACAGAGAGGAAAGTCATGTTGTTGTACCATAAGTGTAGGAAGTGAAGGAGATTATCCATTCGTGCGTACATTGATGATTCAGTGAGGTCGGGGTATTTATCATATTCGTGCGTGGGTTGATATCCATGTGAGATAACGATTAAACGTCGGAGAAAATCAGTGAAGTAGAGATCAGTGATGATGCGGGGGAGGCGTTGGTCGTATCCGGACCAGTCTATAGAGAAGAAGGTGGAGTAGGATTTAGCTAAGAAATCTAGGCGGTGGTTGGAGCCACGGATGGTTTCGAGGCCGTACATTATGCAGCAGGAGGGTTTGCGTGCTTGGACAAGGAGGGGAAAGGTGAGCATAGTTTCGATGATGAGAAAAAGATCATCTACAGCGTATACTGGGCGGACTTTGAGAGTCTTATCTTTGTCAGAAATGTGGTTGCGTGTGAATAGGAGCGTCGGGTAGTCGTTAAAGAAATCGGAAAGAGAGTGGATGTAGTCTAGAATCTGTGAGTCAGATAGGTCTTCATCTTCAGGAGCGAATTGGAGGTTGAAAGGGACACCGGATTCTTTGATCTTATGAATGAGGGTGCGAGCATTTTCGTAGGTTGCGTTGTAAAAGAAGCCTTTGGAAGTGGGTCGTTCAGAGTATTCAGGAGGGTGGGAATATTTAGCGTGTGCTTTCTGTTTGTAGGAGAAACGATTGTGGTAGCCGGTTCCAGTTACTAAAGGGAGTTTAGCGAATTGGGTGTCAACGAAGTGAATGGGCAAGTAGGGAGTGGCGTCAAGAAATTTGAAAACGAGAGAGAGAACGTGTTCTTTGCGGTCGGGGTCAAGTGGGGCAGAGGGGATCTGGGTTTTGTTGAAGTCGCGGAACGTTGCGTCAGTAGTGCCAGCGGGGCGGCAGTATTTGTTGATGTAGTTCAGATATTCTGGATACTTTCGATTAACGAGAGTGAGGATGAGTGGATCAATGGTAGGACCATAGTCTATATCACCGGGAATATATGATTCAAGATTGTCAGTGTCTAGGTCGGGAGCGAGAGGGCGAGACGTAAGCGGATTTGCGTGAATGATGTGGCCAGTGTGGTATTCAAGGGGGAGTAGTGTGATTCCGGGAGCGGGGAGGCGTGATTCGGGGACAGGGGTAGTGTCGGGGCGGAGTCGGTGCAGTTGAAAGGGTTGATCTTTCGATTGGTAGTCGAGGCGGATTGCTTCTACAATTGTAGAGAATTCAGCGTTGAGTGCGAGAGCAGCGGATTCGTTTTTTGAATCGTGATATACTTGGGAGTACATGCGTCGGGTATCAGTGTCTTGGATGTCAGTGAGGGTTTTGGCGTGATCGGCAGAGTTTGATTGGAAAAGTTTCCATTCTTGCTTAATGCGTATGGCTTTTTCGGCGAGGTAGTTTCTAACGGAGTTGAAAGGCATGGGGACGAGTTTGTGAAGGGTAGGTGAATGTTAATTCTTAATTTCGAAGGGGCGGGGGCCGGG